CCCCCCTCCTGGGTGGTCCCCCGCCCCCGTCGTCCTATTACCATAGCCGCTATTCTACTACGCTATTGCTATTGCCTATCCTATTTAGATTGCCCACCGAATGCGCCGAGTAGATTGCCGCTTACTGACAATTCCTTACCTCCCTTGCCCGTGTGCTCGAGTTGTGCGCGGGCAACGTACCCGCGGGTACGCTCGAGTAACCACGCGGACCCTTGCCATCCGGGACCAGCGGTTCTCACGACACACGACATATCGAGTTCTCCCTCTAAGCGGGCACGCTCGAGTTCCTGGGCGAAGTCCGGGTTGGCTTTCAGGTACGCATGCCAAGGGCCCGCATTGCCCGACGGAAACCCGCAGAGAATCGCTACCCGCTCCAATGGGATCCCAATCTCAGCGGCACGAAGGGCTTTTTTTCTATCTTCTATCGGAACAACTTTACGGGGCCTCCCAATCTTCGCCTTGGGTTTCTCAGCGACCGCTAATTCCTTCGTTTCCTTTCCCTTAGCCATGCCCTGACTTTGCGCCACAAAGTGCGCCTGTGAACCTTTCTAAATCTTTTTTGTTTTCTCCTGTTGACTCCCGTCGTCTCCTATCGCATTCTATCCCACGTGAACCAACTATTGGTTCCTTTCTCACCTCATGAAAACCTCAGATAAACTCATCCGCGCTTGTGCCTTCCTAGCGCTTCACCTCCTAATCTTGCCGGTCATCTGGCTTCTCGTTGATGCTGTGATGGGAGGTGCCCAGTGAACGGTTTTATTCTCCATGAAGACAGCGACCGTGTGATCATTGCGACCGGCTTTGAGACTGATTCCGACAACCGGAAAACCGGCCCGATGATTCAGATTTGGATTCTGGTCAAAGCCTGTGATCCCGTTCAGGCAATCAAGGAAGGCCTCGATCGCTTGATTTGTGGCTCATGCATGCATCGCGGGCACGAAGAGAACGGGCGCTTCGGAGTCGATCGCTCATGCTACGTCAATGTTGGCCAAGCCCCGCTCGGCATCTGGCGGGCATGGAAAGCGGGCAGCTATGCGCCGCTGCGCAGTCTCGAGGCTTTCACTGGCCGCAAAGTCCGCTTCGGCGCATACGGTGATCCAATCCACATTCCCCTTAGCCTTGCACTGGCCATTGCCGGAGTTTCAAGCGGGTGGACAGGCTACACCCACCAATGGCGCAAACCTAGTTTGCAAGGGTGGAAACAAATCCTAATGGCCAGTGTGGACACCACGGCCGAGTTGCTTATCGCCCGTGCTATGGGTTGGTCAACCTTTCGAGTCTCGCCCGACATGGATCACAGAACTTTCGAGACCCTTTGCGCTTCGGAACGCAATGGAACCCCGTGTTCCGTTTGCTTGGGTTGCCCCGGTTCACGAAACGGGATTCAATCGGTGTGGATTCCGGCCCACGGGACCGGAAAACGGCATTTCATCGAAGCCCAAGCTTGAATTTCCCGGCCAGCCCATGGGAAACCGTGGGTTGCGCGGGCAATTGACGCCCACACAAGAAAACATGAAAACCACACAAATCCCTACCGCAACCCGCAACCCGTACCGAATCAGCGCCATGGAAGCGCTTGAAAACGAGGGGTTTGAACCCTCCGAAGATGGCGCTTTCGCCTATGCTCGGCACGCTATGTTCGAGGGCACCTCACCCGCATGCTGCACAGAAGGCTGTGTGGTGGAACCCGACGGAGCCTGCAGCCACGGGTGCCCGTCCATTCTCATCGCCCTAGGACTCATCTAGTGAAGCCACTTCTTCGCGTTCTCGGTTACCTCGCCCTGTGTCTCTTATTCACCCTCCTTCTGGTCATCAGTGCCCTTGCCGGGAACGGTAAGTAAACCAAAGCCCATCACCACACCCCGTAGGTTCAATCCTGCGGGGTTTTTCTTTGCCTAGAGGGTACCGACGCCCGCCCGCCGCTTTCCTTCCTTCCTTGGGCCCGCTTGCCCGCTTGTATCATGAGTAGGCCAATCGATCCCTTGTGTGTGGTTCCCTTGGATCGGTTCTTAGTGTGTGGTTCCCCCCTCCTTCCTTTGCCCATAGTCTCGGTCCCAATATTTGACACTAGGTGACCAGGTACCCCATCGGTCATCGAATGTCCCACCCCGTTATTGGCATAGGACATCCCGTGTCCAATCCCGTTACACCGTGCCCGATCATCCCGAAATCTGTTTCGGGATCATCCCCGCAGCATCGATCCTCATGGTGCGGTATTCCAGATTCTCCATACGCCATACGGAATTCGGAATTCGGAAATCCAGAATCGGGAATCGGGGTACAGGGATTTCTCCATGCCATGAAAGATTACCCCTTGACGAGGTGGATCATGGTGCGGTAGGTTGGGTTCCTACCAACAAAACCATGACATGGATACTACCAAAGCAGTTACACACCTTGGCCTGTGCGCTGGATACGGAGGCATTGAGCTTGGACTCAAACGAGCAATCCCAAGTCTGCGCACAGTCGCTCTTTGTGAGATCGAAGCCTTTGCCATTGCGAACCTGGTTGCGAAAATGGAAGCGGGATGCTTGGACCCAGCACCTATCTGGCCGAATCTTAAGACCTTCCCTTGGGAAGCATTTCGTGACCGCGTGGACATCCTCACTGGCGGATACCCTTGCCAGCCATTCAGCGCAGCCGGTCAGCGCAAAGGAAAACAAGACCCGCGGCACCTGTGGCCGTGGATTGCAGATGGCATTCGACTTCTCAGACCCCGGATCTGCTTCTTTGAGAACGTCGAAGGACATATCAGCCTGGGGCTGTCCGACGTTATCGAAGACCTGGCAGGAATGGGTTATCGAACGACGTGGGGCATATTCAGCGCGTCTGAAGTCGGCGCACCGCACCAGCGAAAGCGGGTGTTCATCCTGGCCGTCTCCAGTAGCTTCAGAGGTGCGGCAGGGCTTTCAGGATCGCTCCAGAGGCATGAAGGGCAGTCAGGAGAGCCTGACGACGGTGGTTGTGAAGTCATGGCCAACGCCGGCGGCCAGGGACCACAAAGATACTGGAGAGAACGTGGATATGGAGAAGGTGGCAGCGAAATCCAAACTGGCGGGAGTCGTGGCAGTGCATGGCCCAGCCGTCCCGGCGAGCAGCAGTACGGATGGGAGCCGCCTAGGGTTGTGGGTAACACCGAGGAACGCGGATTCACGGAATCCGGGTCCAACAAACTGCAAACCGAGATCAATGATGCACTTGGGAACGCAAGCTGCGAAACAAGGCCAAGCCTGGGCGCCACCGAGGGCCGAAATGGACTCGGGAGCGCATCAAGGGAAGCCGGACACGCTGCACAGCCAGACCAAGACTTGGCCGACACCAGCATCCTCGGGAGTGACGGGAGGTCCGACGGGTCTAGCGGGAGGAGCTGGAAACCGGGAGAAGTTAGCGTCGATGCTGCCGGATGCGGAGGCCAGGGCAATGGGATGCGGCAAACTCAACCCCCGCTGGGTGGAGACCCTGATGGGCCTCCCAGTGGGATGGACTATGCCCAGTTGTGCGTCACCTGTGACAATAGAACGGATGAACTGAGGTTATTGGGTAACGGAGTAGTACCACATACGGCTGAACTTGCATTCCGTGTACTGATACAGGAGTTGGCCAATGAGTGATTCCTCTCTCACTACCACATCATTCCAGATCGACTATCGGATGCTCACGCTTCTCCAGAAGCGGGCCAATGAACTAGGCTTTCGGTCATGGGGAGCGTACCTCCGCCACATGATCGACTTCCATGTCCTAACTTTCGAGCCTGATCTGCTTCCTGATCAGGCGGCTGCCAACCCCCTCTCCGCTGTGTCCACTCCATCCAGCCATCAAACGCGCTCCTAGACCCCTCCAGACTCCAGCGCGGGGCATTCGCTTCCATCCATCCAACCACCACCCCGCTCCCAGACCCCGGCGAGGAGAAAATTAAAACTTCCAAATAGGGGGTCCAAGCGGATGAGCGATTTCGTAGTTGAGTTTAGTTTACTGTGGTTGCCCCCCATTGCCATAGTAGCAATTAAGGGGGAGCAACCATACCCCTATTGAGAGGGGTTAGTGGGGGCGTTCCTAGGGGGGGGTAAATTCTTAGAAAGGGGGGCCACATAGGCCTATGGACTACCCCCTAGGGACTACCCCTAGTTGGGAATTAGGTCGATGTGGGCGCGGTAGGCGGCGAGGAGCTTCCGGTGCTTGGTTTCGAGGGTCTCCAGCCG